GGAGAAGGAAGCACCAAGAGACGTCTACGTCATCACGACAGCGATGAAACGGGACTCTCTAGACTGGGAGACCGAGTTCGCTAGCTACGGTGTAGGTCGATTGGAGTCGGTCACGGGCGGTGTAGTCACCGTCGACTCCTGGAACAACATCGCGAAGTACAAGCACGTAACCGACGCCTTCTTCATCTTCGACGAGCAACGGCTCGTGGGGAGTGGGGCGTGGTCTCGGGCTTTCATTCACATAGCCAAGCGCAACCGCTGGATCCTGTTGAGCGCTACACCCGGGGACACGTGGATGGACTACGTGCCCGTGTTCATCGCCAACGGGTTCTATCCCAACCGGGCCACGTTCAAGAGAGAGCACGTGGTCTACAACGCGTACAGCAAGTTCCCGAAGATCGACCACTACATCAACGAGGGCAAGCTGTACCGTCTAAGGGCGAGCCTACTCGTCCACATGAAGTACGAGCGACACACCACAAGGGTCAATCACACGATCAAGGTCGAGTACGACGAAGCCAAGTTCAACAAGGTCTTCAAGGACCGCTGGAACGTCTACAAAGACCGACCGATCGAGTCTGTGCCCGAATTGTTCTACACCTTGCGGAAGGTGGTCTACTCGGATCCGTCGCGCCTCGAGGCGATCCGGAAGCAGTTGGTCGAACATCCGCGGCTCATCGTGTTCTACAACTTCGACTACGAGCTGGAGACTCTGCGGACGCTGTCCGATGAGGTTCCCGTGGCCGAATGGAACGGACACAAACACGAGGCAATCCCAGATACTGATCGGTGGCTGTACCTCGTCCAGTACATCGCTGGGGCAGAGGGATGGAACTGTACGACGACGAACGCGATGGCCTTCAACTCGCTGACGTATTCGTACAAAGTGTGGCATCAGGCCCACGGTAGGACGGATCGTCTCAACACACCCTTCAAGGTCCTCGATTACTACACGCTGATGTCTGACGCGTGGATCGACAAGAAGGTGAAAGAGTGTTTGGACCAGAAGCACAGCTTCAACGAAGTCAAGCTTGCGCGTGGCTGGGGCATCCGAAAGGGTGAGCCTGTCAACGTAGGTTGACGTCGGATCCGTGTGACATTCAACTACCAATTAGGACAGACCTGACATTCCCGGCTGGCGTTTGGCGTTTTTGAAGAAGAAAACTCCCCTTACACGCGACCCTTAATATCTATACAGATACTGGGGATGCAGCAAAAGAAAAAGTTTCCTCGAAAAAAACGCCAAAACGCCAGAGCCCGTCACTCCATCCCTATCTGTCGCAAGACGTCGCAAGATGTCCGCTTTTGCACCCGCACTGCAGCACCATGGCACAAGGAAGTGGGGGGTTACCCTTCCATGCTCACTGAGTGGCGTCCGATAGTCTCGTTCCCCGGTTACTCCGTCAGCGACACCGGGCTCGTTCGCAACGACGAGTACGACCGCATCATGACGCTGATGCGTAACCAGTTCGGCGTCGTGCACGTCGGTCTCACGAAGAACCGGGTTCAGTACAGGCGGACGGTCAACCGACTCGTCGCCGAGGCATTCCTGGTTCCTCCGAGGAACGAGAACTTCGACACCCCGATCAACCTCGACGGTGATCGGCTCAACAACCACGTCGAGAACTTGCTGTGGCGTCCGCGCCACTTCGCAACGAGGTACTTCAAGCAGTTCGTACTCGGACCCATCCAGCCGAGCTATGCAGTCGCTGAAGTGAACACCGGCCAGGAGTTCGAGAGCTCCTGGGGGGCAGCTCTCACCTACGGCCTGATCGAGACCGACGTTCGTGTCGCCTCTCGACTGGGTTCCGAGGTCTGGCCGACCTATCAACGATTCAGGCGCATCTGACGCCACGCAGATATTAACCCGCACCAAGATCGTGGGTTATGATAGAAGGGGAAGAATAAGCCTTTGCTTGAGTCTGAGTTTCAGAAGAAACTCATCGACAAGCTCCACGACCTGTTCCCTGGTTGCGTAGTCCTGAAGAACGATTCGGGCTACCGCCAGGGAATACCTGATCTCACGGTTCTGTACCGTGACAGGTGGGCGATGCTGGAGGTCAAGGCGAGCGCCAAGGCGCCCGTCCAACCGAACCAGCCGTACTACGTCGAGTGGGCGTCGATGAATTCGTTCGGTGCGTTCATCCACCCTTCTAACGAAGAGGAAGTCCTCCTTGCGCTTCAACAGGCATTCAGATCTGGAAGGCACTCACGCGAGATTCAGCGCGAGTAAGTACCACTGGCTCAACTGGCCAGACGACAAGCTCGATCACGCGCTGGACTTCCACGATGCCGCGGCTAAGGGCACCAGACTCCACGAGATCGCCCGTAGAGCCATCAACGACGGCATCAAGCTGTCCGTGGACCCCGAGCACATGACAGAGCCTTACCAGGCGACCCTGGCCCGCTACGTCAACGACTGCGTCGACTCACGGATGCAGGCCGAGGTACTCCTCAAGTACTCGGATAACTTCTACGGCACCGCCGACGCTATCGGCTACAAGCCTGGTCTGCTCGAGATCAACGACTTGAAGACCGGCGTCAACAAGGTCAGCCCGAAGCAGCTCTACGTCTACGCGGCGTACTTCTTCCTCGAGTACGAGATCCCGCCTTATCAGAACCGGGTCATACTCCGGATCTACCAGAACGGCGACGTCTTCACGTTCGAGGGCGAGATCGAGTACATCCTCTACGTCATGAGTAGGATCACCTACATCGAAGAGCGCATTCAAGCGCGAGAAGCGCTCTAGAAAGGGGTGGTTCAGTGGAGATCGACGAGACGACTTGGCTCGCCCACTACGGGACCAAGCGCCATTCTGGTCGCTATCCATGGGGCTCGGGCGAGAACCCGGGCCAGCACGGCAGCGGTACCTTTCTCAGCGACGTCGAAGCGATGCGCAAGAAGGGCATGAGCGAAACCGAGATCGCAAGAGGATTCGGTATGACGAGTACTCAGCTTCGCAACCTCAAGACCATCGCGAGGGAGCAGAAGAAGCAGGCTGACATTGGTATGGCCCAGCGTCTGGCAGACAAGGGTTACTCCAACGTCAAGATCGGTGAGCGGATGGGGATCAACGAGTCCTCTGTCCGCGCACTGCTCAAGCCTGGCGAGATCGACAAGGCGACGGTCACTAAGGCCACCGCCGAGATGCTCAAGAGCCACGTCGACGAGAAGCACTACATCGACGTTGGCGCCGGCACCGAGCTCCACCTCGGTATCACGCGCAAGAAGCTGGACACGGCCATCACTGCTCTCGAGCAGGAAGGCTACAAGATCTACTGGGTCAAGGTGCCTCAGCTCGGCACCAACCACGAGACCAACGTCAAGGTACTGGTCGGTCCCCACACCGACTGGCCCGAGTTGAACCGTAACCGAGACAACATCAAGACGGTTGCGAGCTACTCCGAAGACGGTGGTCGGTCCTTCGACAGGATCCAGCCGCCTCTGTCCATCGACTCGAGTCGTGTCGGCGTGCGGTATGCCGAGCAGGGTGGTAACAAGTTCGACGGTGTGATCTACATCCGTCCGGGCAAGACAGACCTCTCCCTCGGTGGCGCCAACTATGCCCAGGTTCGTATCGCTGTCAACGGTACGCACTATCTCAAGGGCATGGCCATGCACCACGACAACCTGCCTCCTGGCGTGGACATCCTGTTCAACACCAACAAGAGCGACACCGGCAACAAGCTCGACGCCATGAAGCCGATGAAGGATGACCCCACCAATCCCTTCGGCGCCACGGTTCGTCAGATCGGCGTTCCCGGTCCTGGTGGCAAGAAGAAGATCACCTCGGCGATGAACATCGTCAACGAGGAGGGCGACTGGGAGAAGTGGTCCAACTCACTGTCTTCCCAGGCATTGTCGAAGCAGAGCCCCAAGCTCGCCAAGGAGCAGCTCGGCATCGCCTACGAGCGCCACAAGAACCAGCTCGACGAGATCATGTCGATAGACAACCCTGTCGTTAAGAAGCGCATGCTCGAGGACTACGCAGATTCGGCTGACGCCGCAGCTGTCCACCTCAAGGCTGCTGCTCTCCCTCGACAGGGAACGCACATCATCCTGCCTCTCGACTCGATCAAGGAAGGCGAGGTCTTCGCGCCCAACTACCGTAACGGTGAACGAGTCGTTCTGATTCGCCACCCGCACGGCGGTAAGTTCGAGATCCCCGAGCTCACGGTCAACAACAATCATCCTGAAGGCAAGCGACTTCTGGGTGACGCCAAGGACGCAATCGGCATCCACCACAAGGTGGCCGAGAAGCTGTCCGGTGCTGACTTCGACGGCGACACAGTGCTGGTCATCCCCAACAAGGATGGCAAGATCAAGACTCAGCCCACGCTCGATGGGTTGAAGAACTTCGACAACAAGCGCTACAAGATTCCTGAGGGCAGCTCCATTCCTCGGATGACGAAGCAGCAGACCGGTCCTGAGATGGGCGACATCTCGAACCTGATCACTGACATGCACACCAAGGGTGCCCCTCTCGACGAGATCTCTCGTGCTGTTCGACACAGCATGGTGATCATCGACGCAGAGAAGCACGGTCTCGACTACAAGCGTTCGGCCGTCGATCACGGCATCGCAGATCTCAAGCGTCGCTATCAAGGCGGAGCAAACAAGGGCGCTGCGACCCTGATCTCCAGGGCTAAGTCACCTGTCCGTCCTCACGAGCGCAAGTTGCGCATCGATCCGGCTACGGGCAAGAAGGTGTACGAGTACACAGGTGCTACGTACATCAAGAAGACTACGCGCAAAGACGGCACTGTGGTCGAGAAGGAGATGCCCGTCCTCGACAAGCGCTCATCCACCAAGCTTGCCGAGAAAGAGAACGCACACGATCTCTCCTCTGGCACGCCTATCGAGAAGGTCTATGCAGACCACTCGAACAGGATGAAGGAGCTGGCCAACCAGGCCCGCAAAGAAGCGCTCGCCACGAAACCCCGCCCCTATTCGAAGGCGGCAAAAGAGAAGTACCACAATGAGGTCCGTAGTCTCGACGCCAAGTTGAACCTGGCCCTCAGAAACTCCCCCCTCGAACGCCAGGCCCATGTGATCGGCAATGCCATCGTCAAGCAGAAGCAGGCTGCTAACCCTGACATGGACAAGTCCGAACTCAAGAAGCTGAAGTCTCAGGCTCTTGCCGAAGCACGCAATCGTGCAGGCGCTGAGAAGAAGCGGATCGAGATCACAGACAAAGAGTGGGAAGCCATTCAGGCCGGCGCCATCACGACACACAAGCTCACTCAGATCCTGAGCAACTCGGACATGGACAAGGTCAAGGAATTGGCCACGCCCAAGGACCACAAGCTCATGGACCGTGGCAAGGTAAGCAAGGCCCTGCAGATGCTTGCTAATGGATACACCCGTGCACAGGTGGCTGACCATCTGGGTGTGTCTGTGTCTACTCTCAAGCGAAGCCTTGCAGAAGGTGGTGCATGATGGCACTCACCAGGCTAACCACTGTGGACAACCCTTACGATCCCATCACACAGTTCACTGAGTGGTACACATGGGACACCACTAAGGGCTACCACACGCTGGCCTACCAAGCACGTGTGACTAGGTCATCTCACGAACTGTCCGAAGCTGATCAAGAACTTGCAATCATGCAGGCAATGGACGACATCGTGAGGCTCAACGCTGGACTGTACAAGAAGGTTGTTGAGTCGCCTACCACAGACGAGCCAACGTAGTCAGCACAACCTGACAGCATGACACGGTAGTCAGAGCACTCTCATCTGTTAACGAACTAACACTTCGTTGATGGTTGAGAGTGCTTTGGCTATCGTTCATGCTTTGTCAACTTAAGTTGACGAGTTGTCGGGTCCTCCATGTTGCTTTGATAGGGGGGAGGGGTCTCGCAAATCTGACCCCCCTGTGCAT